ATAATAGCCCGAAGTATGTAACCGTTGCTAAAGCCAAGAACAAGAACTATTCGTATCATAAAAGGAAATTTGAGATGACTGAGTGTCTGATGTATCGTTACCCAACGATGAAGGGAGATTGTGGATCAACTGTAGTATCCTGTGGACAACATTATCCTGGTAAAATACTAGGTATGCATGTTGCTGGAGGATCACGAAATGGAGATTCATTTGGTCTCGCTGTTATTGTTACACGTGAAGATATTGAAGACGCTTTGAAAATTAAGGTTGATGGTGACTGTGATGCTGATTTTTCTGCTGAAGGACCCGAAATATTGACTGAAGCTCCAAATTTGAAGAAAATTATGGAGGTTCCTATGGATGAAATTATCCATGTTAATAGGGTTTCTAAGATAAGAAAATCAGTTTTATCAGAACATCTACCATGGCCTGCATTGAAGAATAAACCTATAATGAGCCGAACTGATCCACGATCCAATGGAATAGATCCAATGGTGAAAGCCTTGAATATTGCATTGGAAGTGAATCATGATGAATCAACGATTGATGAAGAATTACTCAAGTCGTGTGCGGAAGCTACACTTGAGAGTTATCGTCGGAAGTTGATTTGGCCGATAGGAAAGAGAAGATTGACGTTTGAAGAGGCTTTGCAAGGAGTTCCTGGCAAGTTATGTTCTATGAAAATAAGAACATCTGCTGGTTACCCCCTTTGTAAAACTACGACAAAACCTGGAAAACGACAATTTTTTGAATTTGGACCTAATGGAGAGCTGTGGTATGACCCTAATTTCCGATTGATGTGTGAAGAATACGTTGAGAGGATGGAGAAAGAAGGAATACATGAACGCCGATTCATAGCCTATTTGAAAGATGAACTTGTTTCTGATTCAAAAATACTGAAAGTGAAAACTCGTATAATATACGCGGGAGATTTGATCTCCAATGTGGCTTATCGTATGGTATTTGGCTCTGTTTTGGCGGCATTTAATGCCTCTTTTGAAAACACACCCTGTGCTGTTGGAATGAACCAGTACTCCCATGATATGCATATGATTTATGAATATTTATCTGAAGTCGGTAACAAAAATTTTGTTGCTGGTGATGTAGATGAATGGGATAAACATCAAATGCGACCTGTCTTGAAATGGGGATACTGGGTCTTCGAACAGCTCAGTAATGAATTGACAACCGAAGCCGGATTACAAAGTTTTTATTTACAACAAAACTTTTCACCTGCACAGTTTTCTGATAAGCTGATTTATTTTCTTGTGACATATTTTTCAGGATTGTTTTTGACAACAATAATGAATAATATTACACATGAGAATCATGTCAGATATATCTTCGCAAAAAGGAATCCAACTAAGGTCTTTGACGAACATGCCAGAGCGAAAGTAGGTGGTGATGATCATGTTTATAACTTTAGTGATGAAGTTAAAGACAATATGTCACCTTTTAAAATCCGAGATACATATAAAGAACTTGGACATACTTATACCTCTGACTCAAAAGATGAAGAACTTAAGGATGAATTTAGAAAATTCGAAGATATAACATTTTTAGGTGCACACCCTGTACTTATTAATGGGAAATACTGTGGAGCTTTGAAGAAGAAAACTTTGCAAGAAATGATACACTGGACGCGAAACCGGAACAAAACGATACGTGACGAATGTAAGATGGCGATGGAATTGGCAAGTATTTGGGGAGAAGACTATTATGGTTGGTTCTGTGATGCAATTAACAAAGCATTATTTGAAGTGAATTTGGAAACCATTGACATGCCCGTTTGCAGTGAAATGCAACGAGCTGTTGCAAGTAGAACAGCCGCTTCAGGAGAGGACTTTCCATTTGGATTTTTCGCCCAAGGCCCACCTGCTAACTCATTGGCAAAGCTGAATGAGCACAAGCTTGTGGATGGTGTTAGACTCAATAATCATCAGGCAGATTTTATGGCTACTAAAGCTGTTAATGAAACCGCGATGGGAATTGACTTTGGCACAGAATCGAGAGTGTTTCGAGGACAATTTGATTGGACAACAGCTGACATTCCCGGAGTGCCGATCTTTACAACAGATCTGCCTTTTGGATTGTTAGCTCTTGGTGAACCTGACAATGTGCAAAACATGGGTTTTGATCGCTTTGTTTTCTGGAAGGGAGATATAGAAATATCTTTCCAAATAAACGCAACACCTTTTCAACAAGGTTTACTAGTGGCATATTTTGTGCCATTGGCTGCGTATCCAGTTGAGTTAGCGAACATAACAACATGTTCACATGTCAAGATTCAACCCGATCAGAGTTCAACATACACTCTGACGATCCCTTATCTTTACTTACGCTCGGTGATGAATACCATTGCACGGGATACTGAATCGTTAGGGACACTTTATGTGACACCACTATCTGCACTATCTGCAGTAGACAACAATGAAGTGACTCTGACTGTTTATTCAGCTTTTCCGGGCTCTAAGTTTACAATACCGAGACCATTGGACGCGGAACCAGGAAGGAATAAGTTTTATACTGTTACAGGTTTAGAATCAATTCCAGAAATGGTTTCTTTCGACGGACCATTTGAGGCCCAAGGAAATAGTTCATCCACGAGTATAAGCAACTATTGGAATGCAGGAGGAGATATGCCTATTGAAGGTATATCAAATAATGCGGCTGCTGAAGCCCATCAAGATCTTTCTGCTGATGTGAAAATTCCAATGCCTTTGGATAATCCTCCATTGGCATCAGGTGCTTTACCCATGGTACAACATTTTTCTTCCATGGCTGCCTCACATGGTGTGAGACCGACCACCGATTTACAATTGAAGCCCGCTACATTGGCTCGTCAGCAAATGGATATTTTCAATCCTGCTGAAACTAAATTTGAGACACTATTGGCACACCAGACCTTGTTGACCAAGTTTTCTGTTGATAGAGATACCCCTGTTGGTACTGAACTTTACAAGATCACTTTGAACACAAGAGCTGGCATTGCTGAAGGGAATAATATTCCTATCAATATTGCTATTTTGAATCAGTTTATGTTTTGGAGGTGCGATGTGGAACTTACGTTTGTTTCCGTACAAACTAAATTTCACTCTGTTCGCTTACAAGCCCTTATGGCATATGGAGCTCCCGGATTGGTACTTGGATCGAGAAATGTGAACTATTCTTCGAACATGAACTTTGCCCCGAACGATGAGTGTACAAA